CACCATTAGCGTCTAGTCCTCCTGGTCCTGTTGGCATGGTTTTATCCTTCCAATGCTGTTACTCGCGCTGCGAGATTGTCGATGAGGGTCTGGACGTCGTCAGGTATCCCGAGGTTGCTCCTGGCGCCTGCCGCGGTGGTCGCCCCGGTGCCGCCTTTGTCGACGGCGATCACTGGTAGGCGAGCGGTAGCGAATACACCCGAGGTAATCTGGGAGGTAGAGCGAGTGCCGGAGGTAATGTCCTCGGCGAGAAGGTCGCGTGAGGTGTTGATCTCTGAATAGCCGAGCTTGACGTCGGCCGTAGGAGGGACCACTGGTAGGCCTATCGCGGCGGCGGCGTCTCCTGCGGTCATATCATCCTCCTACTCGGGCTCTAAGAAAGTATCCCACGAAACTCCTGCGGATATTTGGTCCCATTGGAGGCCGGTAGAGATCAGGTCGAGGGCTGCGGTGATTGCGGCGACGTCGTCGCCGGTAATTGAGGTGAGGTCGGCGACGGATCCGCCGCCGATTGTTGTCAGGTCTGAGATAGCGAAGTGTTCTAGGAGTGGGGAGAGCCAGGTGGTGATCGGGTCGGTGGTGATGTTGCGAGAGATAACGGTCATTTCGGCTTCTGGGAAGCGCCACTCGACCGACACTAGGAAGCCGTTTTGGTCAAACCCGCTCGGCGGTCGGATCTGGACCGCTTGCCCTGGTGTTGCGCTGTAGCGCGAGACTGCGTCGACGTCGATAACGCGGCCGCGGCCGAGCATCCGGTCTAGTAGTCCCTGAGCTGCGCCGGGTCCAGGGTAGACGGTGTCTGAGTGTTTGACGATGCGCGCGGACCTGGGGACGGTGGAGCCTGCGAAGTCGTAGGCGACTTGAGCTCCGAGGGTGTCATCGTTCCAGCGGTACTCGACTAGGACGGCGTCGAAGTAGACGCTGGGGTCGTAGGCCATGGTGTCAGTGTGGGAAACCATGGTGCTCGTCGGTGTAATGATGAGGTTCCCTGGTGTGAGAGTCTGCCTGGTGGTGAGATACCATTTCCGTCTCTCGTCGCACCACACCCGGAGGGATGCGGCTTCCAAAAAGTCGTTTAGGTAGTCCCACGCGCGGACTCCTGGCTCCCAGAGTGTCGCTTCTTGCTCGGAGACGGTGCCGGAGGCTGCGCCTGCCTCTAGAGTCGCGGAGTAACGGTCTAGGACTCCCTGGACGATCGTGGGGATGCTTTGGCTCTCAGGGTCGAGTGAGGCCGACGCTATTAGGGCATCGTTTATGAGAAGGGACTCGTCGCTGGTGGCCCGGATTGTGAGTTTGCGTTCTTTAGCGTCGAGGCGTCGCTCGGTAACGTAGAGGTCGAAGGTCTTAACCTGGGACGGTAGGGCTCTAGGGTTCCATGAGCCGAATAGTCGGTTAGTAATGGATGAGGGCGAGACGCCGCCGAAGTCGGTCAGGGCTGAAACTGAGCCTCCACCGACGCTGGTGAGTGTGCCGAGGGTCCAGATTATGCCGAAGTCCTGCCGGATTTCGCCGGATACTCGCAGACTTTGGGCTGTTATGTCCAGGAGCTCCATGTCTGAGACGCTGGGAAACTCGGTAACTAGGGTGATTTCGGCGTAGGGTGCGCGTGATTCGTCGAGGCTTAGGCTGCCACCGATGACGTCGAGGACTATGCCGAGAGGGTCGATAGTCGCCTTGTAGCTATGCCGGTCAACTACTGACGCCATTACACGATCTCTCTATATTCCATTTCGAGGATCCAGTGGCGGCGGTCTCTGGTGAGTGATGCCGCCATTTTGCCGTCTCTGGCAAACCTCATACCGACCTCCGGGGTGTCTGTGTCTGCGAGGTCGTAGGGGAGCCCTAGCGCGAGTGCTGAGTATGCGGCGAAGGCGTCGGCCTTAGCTGAGAAGAATAGGGTCAGTTTACCGTAGCGTTTACCGTCGACTTCGAGGCTAACGTCCTGCTCGCCCTTACCGATGATGTTGTGGTAAACGTTGCGAGAGTCGCGGTCGGTCCTATACTCCATGATGAGGTCTGGCCGTATCGTGTCGCCGGATCCGGTTATGGTCGCTGCCATTAGTTGACGCTCCTGACGCTTACGGTAAGGGAGGGAGCTCTCAGCGCCATTAGTCGGCGCTGAAACTCGGTTAGGCCGTCATACCATGGCTGGAAGTCAAACGTCGGTGTGGCGTCGGTCTCAGACATTCTGATGATAGCTTCTTCGGTTGAGTCGAGGACTAGCTTGTTGCCTTCGATTGTGAGGCCTACGTCGGCGAGTGTGGTCCCTAACTCTATTGCGGCCGTGAGCGCGCCGTTGAGGGAGTCGTCCTGGCTGCGGAGGTTTTCTAGGGCGTTGCGCTGCTGGTAGTCAATTTCGGAGGCCGCGTTCTCCCTCTCTCGGTCGGTGCCGAGCATCCCTTCCACGTCGGCGCGCTGTTCTCCGAATACTTCCCTTATTCGACCTTCCACTTCTTCCCGCTTTTGGCCTATGTCAAATAGGGCCGCGCCGTAGTCCGAAGCTGAGACGCCTAACTCGTCTATGAAGTTTCGATACTTCTTTTGTTCTTCTTCGTCGCCTAACCATTCTCTGAGTAAGTCAATCTTCATTGACTCTGTGACTGCGTACTCGCCAGACTCGACTATGGCCTCGGCCATGGCCCAGGTCGCATCGTGGACCTCGGTCGCCTTCTCTTTGGCCTTCTCCATGCTCGCCGTCATTAGGCCTATGCCACCGGCCGCGGCGAGCCCTGCCGCTATACCTGCCGGACCAAACCCGCTAAACATGGAAGCCGCTGCGCCTTGGAAGCCGTCGACGATTGACTCGGCCGAGCCGTCGAAGCTGCTAGCCAGTTGCTCCGCTTCTTGGCCTCCGTCCTGAGCCATTTTTTTAGTGGCCTCGTTACCCTCCTTCTCCATGCGCTTATAGGAGGTGCCGACGTCCTGCGCCATTTCGCGCGCTTCTTTTTTAGTCTCGCGAGCGTTCTTGGAGAAGCTGCGCTCGAGCTTTTGGGAGGCCTCGTCGCCGTCCTTCCCTACGTTGTCGAGGGCGTCCCCTAAGTCGTCGACTCCGTCGGCGACGTCACCGAGTCCCCTTTTGACGTCGCTGGTGTCTGTGACTAGGTCTAAGCGTGCTCCTGCGACCATTAGCGGCGAGCCTCCACTATTTCATGGAGGGTGCGGACCGAGGTCTGTACCCATAGGGCGAGGATGCGTGGGATCGCGTGGCGCGCGGCCGGAAAAAATACTGAGCCTTTATCGCTCACTCCGTCGAGCTGCGCAGTGACGTTGCGGACCTGTTTGTAACGGTTGCCGAGAGGCGACGTAAACTCCACCGTTCGGACATATTTAGGTCTCCCAAACTCGAGAGCGCGCCAGTCCTCCTTCCCGCTGAGTCCGCCAGGGAGCGGCCGCCCTGTCGTCGCGGAGGTTAGAGTAACGCCTCTATTGCCGACGGTGACTTTAGCTGTTTTCACCAGCACCCTAAACCTCGCCCGCTGAGTACGGCCTCCGGCGATCGACGCGGCCTCGGCGATCTCTTGCTTCCATATAGTCGTTATCACTTCTTTACTCGCCTTGTTTATTGCCCTACGGATCTCCGGCTCCGCCTCTCTGAGAGTGAGGACTAGAAGCCGGATCTCCCTCGAGGTGAGAGCGGAGACGTGCAGCACGTTAGGCCTCTACAAGTACGGGGATGCCTTTGAGGGGAATGGTGACGTCGGTGACTGCGTGAGCTCTGGTTGTTCCACCGACGGATCCAGGCACGATATGGAGCGTCATCGTGAAGGACGGCCCGGAGCCAGATTTTGGCTTGAGCGTTGTCGCTATGTCCGAGCCTTGATTTGCGAATAGGTAGCGTGATAGGGACTCGGCGGAGTCCCAGTCCTGAACGTAGGAGAGCGCGAGGGACCAGTCTGTCGAGGACGCGGGGAAGTTGTCGTCAGGCTTGAGCCCATGAAACATTGTGGACGTTGTGTTTGGGGTTAGGGTTGCCTTGGATGCGGCCGGGGAGTAGTCGTCTCCGTCGATCGTGAGGACCACGTCGTCGAAGTAGAGTGGGGCCGGGGTAATTAGTGCCATGTCGTCGTCTCCTGTTTTCTAGTGTTCTAGTTGTATGGTGGCCTGGGTGGTGATCTCGTATCCCATATGACGCTCCTGGTGGACGATCTTGGTCGCCTTTGACCATGTCAGATTGCCGAAGCTTTGGACTATGTTCAGCACTTCGACTAGGAGATCGTCTAGGGCGTCCTCCGCTTTGACCGGGTCGGTGTGCTCGGATAGGACGATGAGGGCGAGAGTGATTGAGAGGTAGGAGAGAGGCGCGATTGGGGAGGGTTCCAGGTCGCGCTGGGACATGACTAGGGTCGGCTTTGAGAGGACGTTGAGGGAGCGTTCATCGTCTATGAATACCCATTTTTTAGGGAGTGCTGCGCGGATCGCGTCGGCGGCTTCTTTACGGAATGAGCTCATCCTACGACCGGCGTCCCACGTCGAGGCCGAAGCATTTGTTTTATTTGCCAGTCCAGCGGGAAGGGTCTGATCTGGAAGGAGTCGCTACCTATGTCGCCGGAGCCTGCGTCTACTAGGGATCCGTTGTAGACGTTCTTGGCTTGAGCTATCTGTCCGAGCCGGTATCGGAGGGGGACGGCGACACCGTCGGCGAGGACCGGGGCGTATTCGACGACCTGGTCTTTAGCGAGTGTCAGAAGGTCGTATAGGAGAGGGTCGTCCATGGGGCGCGCGTCGATCCATTGGTCGCGCGCTAAGGCGAGGGTCGCCCACTGCGCGGCGGTGTCGTCGGCCACCAGTCGGATCGGGTCGGCTTGTTGTATCCCTGTTGCGCCTGCGTCCCCGGTGTGGTCGATGACAACGGTGAGAGTGTATATGCCGGGCTCGGTGAATACAGTCGTCCCAGGGAAGGTGACTTCTATGTCCTGGTCGTCGAGGGCTCCGGTAAGTGTTGTTATTTCGTCGCCGGAGGGATCGGTGAGAAGTACGACGACGGTGTCTCCGTCGTGGAGGGTGATCGCTTCACCATTTAGGGAAGGGGAGACGATGAGCGCCGCTGCCGGTATGTCGCCGGTGTAGAAGTACGTCATCGTGTCCCCTTCTCTAATTGTGTTTGGTTACAATGCGTTGATGATGCGAGCGAGCGCGCTAGCGTCGTCGACGCGGGCCGCGCAGTAGCCGAAGATTGCCTCGTCGGTTCCACCCTTAGCGATGTCGAGAGCGTTCACTCGGATCGGTGAGCCTGGGAGCTCATGCACTTTGATCGCGTCGCGAGCGCCGACTAGGACGTCTCCGGCGTCGAGCGTGGCGCTGGGGATGATGCGGAAACCTTGGAGATCTCCTTCTTCCAGTCCGAGGCTCATGTTCAGAAACTCGAGCGCGTTGTTGGTCTGGATGAGTGCCAGTTCGCGGTAGACGTCGGAGGCGACGATTGCGAACGTGGGGAGCGCGTCGGCGTTCTCGATGACGGCGAGCGCGCCCTCTACAAGTTTCACCAGTGACTCGGCGATCCCGGAGGGTACGGTCCCTACTGGTGTCCCTGTACCGGCCGCGG